ATGGCAAAGACCTGCGATGTTTTCTTGAATAAAACGCAAAAACGTTGAATGACCTATGGGACGCCGACCAAACACCGCAATCCTTGCTCAAGCCGCCGCCACCGGCGTCGGTTTGAGGCAAGCCCGGCGCCAGCTTGAAAAAAAGCAAGGCGTGCCCAACGCAAAACCGATGAAGCCGATCGAGGGCATAGGGTTAGACGGCGAGATCGACCGGCTAGAATCCTTGGCCGCCACCCTAGGTGAAGCCGCCAAGGAGGCCAGCGGGCCAGAGCGGTCTAGCCTGATCGGCGACTACACTAGAGTGGTAGAGGCTCTGCGAAAAATGAAAGGCGATCGCCCTGATATCAATGAAGCAGAGGGCAAAATGGTGCCGATCGATGAGGCCGACAAGATCCTAGCCCGACGCGATAACGCCCTTATCCCGCTGCTGATGGGCATGGCAAAGCGACTGGCGCCGATCTGTGCCCACCGCACGGCCGCCGAGATCCAGATCGAGGTGCAGAATGAGGTGGGGCAGGTGATGCGACAAGTGCAGGCGGCGCTGTGAAGGCGGCCGAGCAGTTACTAAAACGCGAGCGTAGCCGGTGGAACTTTGAGCCACCACCAAGCGTAATCGAGTGGGCCGAGAAGTACGTGCAGCTGGACAGCCGGATCACGGCACGCCCGGGGCTGTACTCTACCAGCTACACGCCCTACGTGGCCGGAGTGCTAGAGGCGTTGGCCGATCCGGGCGTGCATACGGTTACGCTTTGCTGGGGTAGTCAGACAGGCAAGACGCTGACGCTAGCGGTCTGGCTGGCATACCGAATCGCTAACGACCCAGCGCCAGCGTTACTGGTCATGCCTAACGCCGATCTGGCTAGGTCATACAGCGAGACGCGACTGACTCCCATCTTTGAAAAATGCAAACCAGTCCGGGCACTGTTCCCATACGATAGCGACGACTTTAAAATTTTAGAAATGCAGTTTACTACCATGACACTTTCGCTGGTCGGATCAAACTCGCCAGCAAACATCAGCTCGCGACCAGTATGCATCGCGGTGCTGGATGAGCTGGACAAGTTTGCCCCACCGACAGAAAAGGAAGCGGCCGCATATAACCTAGCGCTAGAGCGCACCAAAGCCTTTCCTAGTCGCAAGCACGTGCTGACCAGTACGCCGACACTAAGCACTGGCGATATCTGGCAGAACTACCAAGCAGGCACGCAAGAAACCTACCATGTGCCCTGCCACAAGTGCGGCGAATTTCAGGCCATGGAGTTTGGGCAAGTGAGATGGGCCGACAGCGCCAGGCAAGAGGATGGTCGATGGGATCTGCAGAAGGTGGCCGAGACAGCTTTCTATCACTGCACCAAATGTAACGAGCCGTGGAATGAAGGAAACCGCAGGACGGCGATCGAGCAGGGCAAGTGGGTGGCAGCAAATGCAAACGCAGAGCGCGGCCGGCGCAGCATGCGACTGCCCAGCTGGTACTCGCCGACCGTCACCTTCGCGGATTGCGCCAAACAATTCCTAACGCAGAAACATTATCTGCATGGGTTACAGGGATTCGTAAACGGATGGAGTGCGATGCCTTGGGAGGATCAATTCGACGACGATAAATCTATCGACATCCCCGCCGGTGCCTTTGCCAAAAAGCAGGAATGGGATGTGGAACATATAAAACTGGCGGCCATAGACCGACAGATCGACGGCTACTGGTATGTCGTGCGGGCGTTCACTAGGGACGGTCAGAGCCGATTGATCGATGAGGGCAGGGCAAGAACGATCGAGGACGTGGCGCAACACCTAAATGCTTTGGGTGTACAGCCACAGCACACGGCGATGGATAGCGGATACGAGGCGCAAGATTCCTATCGAATCTGTGCGAGGTATAAATTTAAAGCATTGAAGGGCGAGGAGCGGCCAAACTACTGGATCGATACGCCAAAGGGCAGGTTAAAATCGGTGCACTCATCGGAGCAACCGACCGACGCGGGCTGTATGCTTCTGCTCCTCAGCTCACCGGCCTGCCAAGATCTGCTGGCATGGTTACGCCGGGGGCAGGGGCCGAGGTGGGAGGTGGCGCATGACGTCTCGCCTGATTACAAAGAGCACATGAGCAGCCACAAAAAGGTGCATCGGATTAACCGAAAAACTGGCAGGGATCTCTACGAGTGGGTGCGTATAAAATCTAGGCAGGATCACTTATACGACTGCGAGACTTACCTAGCTGGCTTTGCGGTCTACGGCAAAGTGATCAAGCCGACTGCTTCAATGGCAGAAACGTTGACACCTGCAGAGGCGTAATGGCTATTTCCCGCAGACTCGTGCGGGCTGTCGCAACGGATTATCTGGCACAAGCATCCGGGGTAACGGCCAGCGCAATCACCGACCTCGCCGCCGACCGCAACGCAGCTATGTCGGGCGCAGCTTCTGGTCGTGCCTTGGTGGGATCATCGGCCGGTGGCCAATCGGCCAGCTTCCAACTTGATATGAAACCGACAGAGCGTGTGGTGCTTTTCCAGTCAGCGATTGATTTCTTAAGCGGCATCAGCGTGAGCCGCACCAACGCAGACTTCAGCTCAATCTTAGACAGCTAATATGGCCAAACCGCTTTCATTGGTTCGCAGATTCGGTGCTGGGGTAAAGGCATTCTCGGCTGGCTTTGGTGCTGGCATTAGCACGTTCCAACCCTACGAAGCCGCAGGCTTTTCTAGGAAACGCCCAGTAATTTACGGGGCGCACGCTCGCGATTCTAAAGCAGATCTAAACGAAGGCACGCGGGTAGAGCTGCTTAAGCTGGCCCGCCACATGTACCGCAACGTTGGGCTGATCAAAGGTGCGGTCGATTCGATTGCCACCTACTCAGTCGGGCCGGGCTTACGGCCGCAGTATCGTGGGAAGAATGCGGAGTTTGGCACATTGTGTGAGGAGTACTGGCGCGACGTGGTAACGCCTAATCCGGAAGTGACCGGCCGCATGACTTGGGCAGATCTACTCATGGCGCTGAGCCGATCAATCGACGTGGATGGTGACGTGTTTATCATCATGACCGAAAAGGGAAAACTGCAGGTGGTCGAGGGGCACAGAGTTTGCGAGGCCGACCAATACGGCACGGCCGACGGCGTTTTCCTTGGCAAGCTCGGCGAGCCTACCGCTTATCTAATTCAGACGGGCGACGATTACCGCAAGATCCAAGCAGAGGCGATCATGCACCTGATGGAGATCGAGCGGCCTGATCAGATCCGTGGTGGCTCATCACTAGCCCGCGCACTCAATCACGTACGCGATCTAAAAATGCTGGGCGAGTTTGAGAAGGATGCACTAAAACTGCAGGGCAGTATTGCTGCGGTAATCACGACTGCCGAAGGCGACGCTTTGGCTAACACTGGCGGATTCTTTGGCAACATCCAACCGCTAGACACCGGCGAATCCAGCATAGCTAGGGAGGAGATCACATCTTCTGCCACCATCCCTCGGCTTGGCCCAGGTGAAAAGATTGAGATGGTATCACCGACCAGACCCAACAGCAGCTTTGAGCCGTTCGCAAAATTCCTGATTCGCGATGTGGCGATGGGCTTGGGCTTGCCAGTAGAATTTGTTTACGACCCAGCAAGCGTTGGTGGAGCTGGTATGCGGTTCGTGGTGGCAAAAGCACAGAGGCGATTTGAGCAACGGCAACGGCTACTCATCGACCGATTCTGTAATCGCGCATGGCGCTATTTTATCGGCGGCGCGATTGCCAACGGCGATCTACCGGCCGTGGAGGATTATTCAAAGGTTACATGGCAGACTCCGAAGTCTTTGACGGTGGACGCTGGGAGAGAGGCACAGCAAGAACGAGAAAATTATAAGGCGGGACTATCCTCCCTTCAGAGCTACTTCGGAGAACTTGGCCTAGACTGGGAAGAGCAGACCCGACAGATCGCAAAAGAAAAAGAGTTTATTGCTAGCCTTGGCACGGTTGCTCCCGAGGTAGACGAAGCCGCACCCGTACAGCCAGTCGACGAAGCACCGGCAGTAGACGAAGAGGCGACCGAGGAAGTCAAAGATCCCAACGCTGGGCCAAGTACGGAGATGTCGGCCAAAATCCAAAAAAGCATTAAGAGCATTAACCAAGTTTTATCAGAATCCTTTACCATGAAAGACGATCCTGACTACAAGCTCAGCGACGAAGAACTAGACATGGTAGCAAAAGCAATCGGGCTTAAAAAAAAAGAAAAAATAGAATTAGCTAAACCCACGGCCGGCATGATTGCCGAAGCCAAAAAGGGGCTAGAGTGGCGTCGGGAATACAAGCGGGGCGGGACTGAAGTGGGTGTGGCCAGGGCACGCGATATTATCAACAGCGTAGACTTTCCAGATGAGACAATCGCCCGCATCAGCTCATTCCTAGCCAGACATGAGGTGGATAAAAAAGGCGAGGGCTTTAACCCTGGTGAACCGGGCTTTCCATCGGCAGGCCGGATAGCTTGGGCGCTATGGGGTGGCGATCCTGCCCAGAGCTGGGCAGCGGTACAGATGCGCCGGATCGCCCGCGAGATGGCGGCTCGGCCGGGGCCGAAGTCAGCCAGCCAAACACCCGCGCCGGCAAGTGAACGCAAGAAGGGCAGCAAGGCGAACCCGGCCGGCACAGCTTCTACCAGATCAAAGGCAGGCGATATCGAGATCAGCGAAGCCGTCGAGCAAACTTTAAAAAACAAAATAGCCGACTTTAAAAAAAGCTACCCCAACCGCAAGGCGCCCAGCTTAGGGGCACTCAAGAAAGTTTTTCGCAGGGGTGCTGGCGCTTTCTCAACCAGCTTCAGGCCAACGATCGGCGGGGGAAGGCCCAACAGCCGGACAGCCTGGGCGATTGCTAGGGTAAACAAATTCTTAAAGATGGCAGGCGGTGGCGAGGTAAAGAAAAGCTACCGCGAAGCTGACGGCGATCTGCTTTAAAGTTGACGTTTGCTCTGGCCTATATGGCCAACAAATTAAACGGCGTTTCTATTTTAACGGTTGGAGAGGCTAGGGGCCACAACCTAACGATCGACCAAACCTCACTCGAGCAAGCGCTCAAAGTGGCGCAAAGCATGAAGCGGATCAAAGTGACCATGGGCCACGGCGCACCCGTTACCGGCATCCTTGGTTACATCGATAATTTTTCAATCAAAGGCGACCGCCTACTGGGCGATCTAAACCTCTTTAACACTAACGAGGCGCAGTTTGTCGAGCAGCTGGCCCAAGTACTGCCCGAAGGCTTTGGCATATCCCTTACCTTTAGCGGAGTGCCTGAGATCATGGGGGCGGAACGCTTTGCCCGAGTGACTGAGATCTATGATTGCTCAATCGTTTCTGAGCCTGCGGCTAACCCGGCTGGCATGTTCAGCGCCTTCTGCGCAGTTGACATGCAAAAACTTCAAATGAACGAAGCACCCGTCGAAGTTAAAAAGGAGCTGAGCGAGCCGACCGTAGAGGCCGCACCTGCATCCGCTCCTATCGTCGAAACCGCTCCTGCTCCCATCGAAGCAAAGGCCGCACTGGCCGAAATGCCCGAAGAGAAAAAGGACGAACAGAAGATGGCTGAGCCTACCCTGACCGACATCGCAGGCATGTTGAGCAAACTAATCGGCATGCTGACCCCCAAGACCGAAGAGGGCGAAGATGACGAGGAAATGACTTACAAAAAAGAAGAGATGTCCAAGGCCGACGAAAAGGCCGTGACCACTTTGGAAAAAGCCAAGGCCGACGCTGCTGGCGCAGTGGCGGTTCCCGCTGAATCGAGCCAACCGCTCGGCCGGGCTGAGATCCTTACACAATTCAACGCGGAAAAGAATCCGACCCGTCGGTTGGAACTGCTCCGCAAACTCGGACTGTAATCAGTCCACTAGGAGAATACTAAAATGGCAAATACACTCGGAACAACGAATGCCAATGTAATCGCCCAGCGTGCGCTGGAGATTCTTGTGGCTGACTACAGCTTCCTTCGCAACTCTGTCACCGATTTTTCGGCTGATGCAGCGAAGTACAACGCGTCCGTCTTTACGGCTCGCATCAGCGCCACGACCGCGCAGGACTATTCACAGTCCACCGGTTATGCGGCAACTGCTGTGACCCAGACAGACGTGCAAATCACCCTCAACAAATTCAAGCACGTCAGCTACTCGGTTGATGATTCTGAGCGCACTAGCTCAAACATCAACTTGATCGAGCGCTTTGCCGGTTCTGCCGCGCACGCCCTCGGCTTGCAAATGGTGGGTGACTTGCTCGCGCTTGTTACTTCCAGCAGCTTCACCAGCGCCCTCACGGTCGCGTCCTCTGCCTTCAGCTACCGCTCGGTAGTGTCGGCCGGCATCACCCTCAACAATAACAACAGCCCGGTCAACGGCCGCTACGCTGTTCTTAACCCCAGCTTCTACGGCGCGCTCTTGAATGATACGACCGTCGTGGCCAATCCCCAGATCTCGGGCGACCTCGTTCGCACGGCTGGCATCGGCAACGTGGCCGGGTTCAACATTAATCAGTACAGCGCAGTCCCCGGAAACGGCATCACTCTGGGCGGATTCTTCGCCCAACAGGAAGCACTCCTAATCGCAGCCCGCGTTCCGGAAGTGCCGACGGGCGTGAGCATCCCCGGAGACATCTCTGTGGTGACTGAGCCTAGGACTGGCTTGTCGGTGCAGGTTCGCGAGTTCTACGACGTAGTGCTCGGCAAACTGCAACGCACCTACGCCTTAATCTACGGCGTGAAGGCCGGAGAAACCTCCAGCCTCGTACGTATCAACGGTAGCTAATTCACTCGGGGAGGGCGGTGGGCCAATCGGCTCACCGCCCTTTCCACTTTAAGAAATCCTCTCATGTCTGAATTTACGGAATGCCTCAAAGAAAGTTTGGCCGCCCTTTACGAACAGACGGGCACGGCGGCGACCATCGGATCAACAAGCGTCACGGGCATTCTTTCCACGACTACACGCAAGGAAGCGGTTGAGCTGGGCGGGTTTGACCTAGATCTTAACAGCACTTTTACCATTGATATCACAGGGATTGCTACGGCCCCCACGATCGGCTCAGTCCTAGTCGCCAACTCAGTCAGTTTCCGCATCGTTACCCTGGATACTTCAATCGGCTCTTACGTCTTGGGTTTGCGAGAGTTTTAGCATGGCTACTCGAAATCCTAAAATCTCTCTGTACTTGATTGCCGGCCATGAGGCTCAGTTTATCGACCGCGCCCTCAAGGCGTTTCAGCCTGTGTGTGATGAGATAGTCGTGTGCATGGCGCAGGGTGGCCGGCCTGATGACGGCACCCGGTCGATAGCGGAAAAGTTGGGGGCTAAAATAGTCGAGTATCACAACGCACCGGCCGCAGCGTCATGGCAACACATCGACAACTTTGCCGCCGCTAGAAACTGCGCATTGAATGCGTGTACTGGCGACTACGCATTCTGGGTGGATTGCGATGACCTGCCTCATAAAGACCTCAAAAACGCTCTTAAAAGGGCCGTAGAAGCGTTTGAACAGAATCCCAAGCTCGGCATCTACGCAGGCGTTTATAACGTTATAAACGCCAAATTAACCCCAGTAAGGGAAAGAATGGTTAAGCGGTTAGAGGATGGGCAGTGGTCGGGCCGGTGGCACTACGCAGTGCACGAAGCGCTCCTACCCCTTCCAGGCTATGAATCTGTCGGGGAGCAGCAGGTGTGGGTGGAGCATCACCCTGGCGGCTATAAACCAAACAGCGCCGACCGCAATCTACGCATCTTGCAGGGCCAGCTTAGTGAGGCGGGCAAGTATGCTTACTACTTCCAGCAGGAGCTTTTTCTGGGCAATAAGCGGAACGAGTCTCTGCCATGGTCGCACGTGGCCGCGATCTGGCCAGGGCAAGAAGCGACGCTGGCTTACGAAGCGGCCTGCAATGAGGCCACCGCAACTCAGGATCGCACCGTTAGGATTGGCCTATACCACAAGGCGCATCAGATGAATCCTGGGCGCAGGGAAGCTATTTACTTTTTAGCTAGGGAAGAAGCCAGCGTGGGCGCATGGTTACAGGCTTACCACTTACTAAAATCGGCCATGGTTCAGCCCGATCCGGGTTTAAAGATCTGGAACGCCCAACGCACCATCTATGACTTTGAGTGCATCGATCTTTATCTGGCGGCCTGCCGAGCTGTGGGCGATACCACCGAAGCCGACAAGATCGAGAAAATGTGGAGAACGCACAAGCCGGTAAAGATTAGCGTCTGCCACGCCACCCGCGGTCGACCCCAGGAAGCGATCAACGCCCGCATCCTATGGATGAAAAAGGCAGCAGATCCCGCCTCGGTCGAATGGATCTTTTCGTGCGACAATAACGACCCCAGCTCTGAGCCGCTAAAAAATTGGAACTTAGTCAAAGGGGAGGGCGGTTGCGTTGCCGCTTGGAATCGAGCCGCAGCCATAGCCCGGGGCGAGATTATCATACAAGGATCTGACGATTGGGATCCTCCACTGCACTGGGACGCAATCATCACCGAACGCCTGGGCGATACCAGGAAGCCCGCAGTGCTCGCAATCTCTGACGGCCATCGTGAGGACGATCTGCTTTGCATGGCGATCCTGACGAAAGCCAGGCTGGCACAGCAGGGCACGCTATTCGCGCCAGAGTACGACGCATGCTCAGGTATTTTCAGCGATAACGAGTACAGTTTACGAGGGGCGAAGGACGGCGTCATCATTCCTGCTAAGGACATCGTATTCACCCACAATAATCCGCTATTCACCGGGGCAACTCAGGACGCGGAATTTAAACGACACAACGCCAAAGAAAACTACGAGCTAGGCGAAAAGATATTTAAGGAACGCAATCCGTGATTCACACCCACAACGCACTGCGTTTGGGCGATAACCTAGTACAGTTAAATTTTCTACGTCGGCTATGCCTGCAAAATCCAGATCTTGAAATCACGCACTACTACAATCCAGAGCTGTGCAAGTTTGAGGAGATTGATGCCTTGCGAAGCGACATATCTTTACGGCTACGCATTCGACCCATCAGCGAAGCACCAGCTAACAGCATTGATTCTTGGCGGAACACGGGCGGATATTGGGAGCGGCACACCGATAAATTAAACTTTGCAAAATTTCATTTAGATTGGTTTGAGGAACTGGCGAGCAGGATGTGCGTCAAGAATCCGATCCAGAAAGTCGATGATCTCCTGTTTGATTATCCAGCCCTAGATTCCTTTATTCAGATGGCGCCAGACTTCGACATCGTCGTGATAAATTCGCCAGGGCTGTCTGGTCAATTTACAAACTTCAATCCTGAAGATTTCCGCGTCCTGGTGTCTAAGCTAGTTAGCAAGGGTCATCGCGTAATTAGCACAGTCGCTACTGGATTATGCCCGGCATTTGATGGCAAGAATGTGACTTGGATCGGAGCCACTGCCGCCAAGGCAAAAGCCGTCATCGGAACTTCCACCGGGCCGAGCTGGCCATGCCTTAACGTTCACAACAAAAATGCCTTTCACCTGCTTTGTGGAGATACCGAGAACGTGATTCTTACTAAACGCGGGCAGATGGCGAGAAGCGCATATCATGCAATTCATATACTAGAAAATGAGGGAATATTGTGAACCTTACAAATCGCAAAAAACTAATTTATCGAACAATAGAAATCGATTACAAGCAGCAGCATCGCCACGCCTCTGGATCCCTTTCAGCACTTCCAATTATGCTGGAAATATTTGAGCAAATGAGGCATGGCTCGGATATTTTTATTTTGTCAAAGGGTCATGCCGCTCCATCTTATTACGCAATCTTAGAAGAACTGGGATACAAGCCAGATATATCGCATCCGCATCCATATAGAAACCTAAAAGAAGGAATACCAGCGACAACAGGGTCACTCGGTCACGGACTTCCTATTGCGGTTGGGTGGGCGCTTGCAAACAAAATCTCTGGGAAAAATGATCGCGTCTTTGTTTTGCTGGGTGATGGCGAAACTCTGGAAGGAACAACCTGGGAATCACTAAATCTCGCAAAATCACTTCAACTTGAAGAGCATCTATTTGTTCACATTGATTCTAACGGCTGGCAAGGATCTTGCCGCACAATATGCAATACAGACGACATTATCCCTCATATCTATCCAGTTAAAATACATAAGACAAAACGAGGCGCAGGGGTACGGATGCTCGAGGAAAATGAAAGTTGGCACACTCACACAATTACCGACGATGAATTTCAGACCATGATTGAGGATCTAAAATGAGGTGGCCTTTTGCCCAGGCGGTGACTGCTCTGGCCGAAAGCGATGAGCGCATAGTATTGCTGATAGGCGATGTTGGAGGAGGATTGTTTTCAACCTTTGCCAACAAGTTTCCAAAACGATATTTTAATCTTGGTACTGCAGAACAATCATTAGTCGGAATTGCATCAGGCATGGCGCTGGCAGGTCTAAGACCGATTGTTTATTCATTTACGCCATTTATTTTAGAACGAGCATACGAGCAAATTAAACTAGATGTCTCGTTGCAGCGTGCTCCTGTCCTGCTTGCAGGCTGGCAGGACGAAGTCCACGGTCTTACGCATCAGTCGCACAATGCACAACGTATTGTCGCGACTATTGATGGGTTAAGAGGCATTTATCCTCAAAACGCCGAGGAAATCCCATTGGCGATTGCCAAACCCGATGAATGGCCTGCATTTATTCTGCTAAAATAAGAAAGAAAAAAAATGAATAATCTAACACCAGATGAACAAAACGTAGTCTTTGGTTTAACCAATATGCATGACGGACGGCAACAAACACTGAATCGATTGCGATGGGAAGTTATGCAAAATACGGGTTTACAAATAGCTGGCAAAACAATCTTTGAACCAGGGGCCGGGATAGGAGATCAGACGGAATGGTTGTTAGCTAAAGGCGCTAGCCGCGTAATAGTGAACGATGGCCGAGAAGCTAATCTAAGTGTTATTAGAAAGCGTTTTATCTCAGATAATCGGGTAAGTACAATTCTTGGGAACATCGAAAACTGCTTAGGATTACAAGAATTCCTAAATATTAAAGCCGATATGGTTTTTTTATGGGGCGTATATTATCATGCCAACGACTCTTTAAACGAGTTTGGAATTCTTAAAGGCCTAGCACGCATCGCTCCGATAGTTGTATTTGATTACTTGGAAAGCGCAACTGGTCAGGACTGGATCGAATCATACGATTACGATCACCCAACCACTTCTATTTCAAGAAAATCACCCCGACCTACTTATGACACGATGATGTCGGGAATTAGAAAAACATTTGGAAACGCATACGTGCCGGTAAAGCAATTTGATTGGTTCGATTTCTGCGCCCCACAAACGCCAAGAAAAATAGCAGTTGGATCAAAACATCCGTTAAATCTGCCAGGGCTTATCAGCGCATAATAATGAAACAAAATAAATACAGCGATTACAAAATCTTTTCATTTCCAGAAAAGATTGCCAGCTTTCGCGACGATATTATTACCGCTCCCATCTACGTGCGGATCAAGCCGACAAATATCTGCAATCACGCCTGCCGTTTTTGCGTTTATTCAGATGGCACAACTCGGCCCAAGGATCGGCCTGATTTGCACCTACAGGCTGGCATGCACACCAGCATGAACGAGCGGGACGTGATGCCACGAGATAAGGCACTAGAACTAATAGAGGATCTTTCAAACATGGGAACAAAAGCCGTCACCTTCAGCGGTGGCGGAGAGCCTTTGCTGCATAAAGACATTGTCGAGATTATGACTAAAACAGTTTCGTCTGGGCTGGATCTATCCATTATTACCAACGGCCAACTGCTTGCGGGAGAAAGGGCTGAAGTATTGGGCAAGGCAAAGTGGGTTAGGATTTCGATGGACTACACAAGCGCAGAACAGATGGCGTCCAGCCGTAACGTGCCCGACAGATCGTTCGATTCGGTGATGCAAAACATAAAAAACTTTTCAAATACCAAAACGGAAAGCTGTGATCTTGGAATTAACTTTATTATTACCCGCTATAATTACGAGGGCTTAGTTCCATTTGCCAAGCAGCTCAAGGATTCAGGCGTCAGTAACGTTCGCTTCTCGCCCGTCTACGTTCAGAACTTTAAGGACTATCACAACACGATTGCAACTAGGGTGCGAGAGCAACTGGCCGAATGCCAATCCTTTTGTGATTCAGATTTTACCATTAACACGACCTACGATCTGGATAATCCAAGTAAGTCGCCCGTTCGGCCATTCCATCGCTGTCTCTACGCTCAGGCCGTTTGCGTGGTAGGTGCGGATCTCAATATCTACGCATGCCACAACACTGCGTACAGCGATCACGGCCGAATTGGGTCGATTAAAGAGCAATCGTTTAAGCAGGCTTGGTTTAGTGACGAAGTGCGTAAATGGCATAAAACATTTAACCCTGGCGTCAGTTGCCTGCACGAATGCGCCAACCACGCCAAGGTCGCACTGTATGAAAAGCTGGCCACCGATAGTCACGACGCCTTTGTGTAACATCTGCTCTGGTGACAAGAATCTAGTTATATGCCAGCCGTCACCATGCTAGATCGCCTTGTCGAAGCAGCCCTACAAGAGCTGCTGGCCACTACAGTCACTGGGGTTAATTATCACCTTAGCCACGACAAGACTGAGAATTTACCGCCTGCAATCATCATTAAAGCCACCCTAGGCACGGAGGAGCCGGTGCAAGGATCGGGCGTTTTTAGCGTCCCGGTAGATATTATTGTCGAGGATTCTTATGACGATACCACCGTCGATGCTCATACCCAGAAGTGCAGCAAAGTTTTACAGGCTTTCTATGACTCTAGCCCACTAGCCACTCGCCTTAACGCCACCACCGCGATCGGATCTGCCCGGTGCTATAACGCCAAGGTAGATTCCGTAGAGCCTGAAGCCGACGATGAGGAGCGCACCATGCGCCGCACCTACCGCCTGGCAGTGATTGCCATGCCTAATTCCATCGCAAGTTGACACAAAATTTAAGGCAATATGGCAGCCACAACAATCGGAACAACTGGCCTACTTTTCGGTATCACTGCTGAATCGGGTGGCCTCGTACAATCTTTCACAGAAACCCGCAACGCCGAACGTGCAGAAGTTCGCAATTCCAGTGGGGAAGTAGTCGGAGTTTCTGTCTATAACGCTACTGATACCTTCGCCTTTTCTACCACTATCACTGGCGCCTATGCCACCACGGCAGGCGCGGTGCTCACGACCCTAGCCAACGCGACCAGCACGGGCGGCAAGATCATCGTGGACTCTGTCACAGTCAATAGAGCCTCGGACGGCTTTGTCACTGTGGACGTCTCTGCGACTCGCTTCCCCAACATGACCTAAGCCCGCAAGGGCGGTTAATGAGATCCTAATATGGTTGATAGCTTCTGGGGTACAACAAACATAAAAGTAGCGGCGGCCGCTTCTGCCTTTGGGGCTAAGCTACGCCAATCCGATCCCGTTACTTGCATCATTAAAGAAGATACAGGCCAACGGCAGTTTACTTTTTGGTTTACAATATCGGGCGGGGATGATGCAAAAGCCGAAATGGAACGCACTTGGGCGGATATGAAATCAGATCCAGAATCGCCCATTCGATACGTAAGAGCAGCCCTTGAGAACAGGGAGACATTGCTGGGCCTAATGAAGAGGGCCGAGCCTATTATGTCGATACAACGTGGCGGGCAGACTCTGCTAGTCAGCGAGCGTGCTAGCCCAGAACTAAAGCGGGCGATGCTAAAAAAACTATGAGTGAAGATCTAATCCAAGAACTAGACGACGCATTCGTCAAACCAGAAAGGCTTTTCAACAAACAGAAGCTCGCGCCCTATACCGAGGGCAGCCGCCTACTAATGTTGCAGGTGCGGGATGAGGCCGACAGCCCGATCTTTTTTATCTATGCCTTTTTATACATTCACATCATGTTGGCTAAGGACAGAAAAGCCGCCATCAAGCTCGCGTGGGATAAAGATTCATTCCGAGAAAAGGTGATGGAATGGTCTGAAACTTTTTTGGATGCTGACAGGGATTGCGCCAGCTTGCTGGTGTCTCAGATCCTGACCGAGGCCAACAACTCAAAGGTCAACGTCATTCCCTCCGGCGTTGGCCAGCCACCGGGAAACGAGTAACGCCAGGGGGAACCGCCGCGTGCGTGTTCGTCCTGGCAAAAGAGACGGGATGGAGTGTGCAGCATATTTTATGGGAGGTTCCGCTAGCCTTAGTTTATCAGGCTGAACACGTCTTTATGTATATGAATGGAACAAAGTTAAGGCGCCCATTTGAGGCAACTGGCGGAAATATTCGTGACATGGAGAAAGCGTTAGGATTATGAGCGCCACCCTTACAGTCAACCCGATCAAATTACAGCGGGCACTCAAAGCGTTTATCGGAAGCACCAAGCTGCAAGCATCCAAAGAGATGCGAATCCAAGCCCGCAATCTTTGCGTATCACTCGCCAACTCCACCCAGCCGTTCGGCAAGGACTCAAGGGCGAAGGCTATCGGCGAAAAAGCAGTCACCCGGGACATCGACCGCGTCTATAAGTCAGGCTCCACGGCCGTGCGAGAGATTGCCGCCTTGCCACTGCCCAAGGGAAAAACCAAAACTCAAAACGCCAAGCAGGCGGCCGCAGCCTTGGCGGCCATTGCCTTGGGCAGATCATTTGGCAAGGGGCAGAAAGGCGTTCGCGCTCAAACCAAGGCACAGGAATTGATTAACAGGCTGAACTACAAGCCCTACATCTATACTAAGATAGGTGAATTTGACCGGGGCGCCGCCCATGAAAATGCAAGATTTGGCAGATCCAAGCGTGTGCCTAAAAATCAATTTGTTTCGCAAGTAGTTACAAAAGAAAGCGATCTAGCAAAGTATTTTAAAGAAAAGCGGGGCAATGTAGGTATTGCTAAGTCTGGTTGGGCAGTATGCGCGGGCCTGCTTGGCGGATTTAAGGGCATCCCTAAGTGGGTGTATCGGCATACCGGCGGTGGTCGTGTAGTCGATAATTCAAAAACCAATCCGAGCATCTTCTCAAAGCCATCTATTACAATGACCAACACGATACCGTGGATCACCAACGTGATCAGTCAATCCACCATTCAGAGGTCTATTGACATACAAGTGATAAAAATGATCAAGCGACTAGCAATCATAGCCAACTATGAGCGCAAAAAGGCGGGCCTATAATGGACGCCGTCGCCACCGCTAAGCTCGCCCTAGACGCATCCGGCATGGATCGGGGTTTGACGCAAGCACAGACAAGCCTAGCAAGATTCGCCAAGACAGCCGCCACAACTCTGGCCGCTGGATTTGCTTTCAATAAGATCATCAGCGGATTTACTAGCGCGATTGAGAAGGGCGACCAGTTGCAAGATATTGCGGAAAAGTTTGGCGTATCCGCCAGCAAGCTGCAGCTCTTGGGGAATGCGGCGTCAGTGTTTGGCAGTGGAATTGAGCAAGTATCGGCCGGACTAAACAAACTGTCGCTGGCCCAGCAGAAGGCGCTGGCTGGCGATAAGGGGCTAGAGGCAACTTTCAAAGAAGTAGGCCTGAGCATCGAGGATTTGAAATCCATGGGGCCGGAGGATATTCTTTTACGAATATCCGACAGCTTTGCCAGTGGTGCAAACAAGGGGCGCCAGTTTATCATCGTCAACGAATTGCTGGGGAAAGCACAGACGGATCTAATTAAATTATTAAACCAAGGATCTGCGGCCATTACCGCCCAGGGTGAGGCCATTGGAGTTTTTTCGGATGAGACAATCATGCAGCTTTCTGAAGCATCGGACGCGATTAAGAAATTTCAGAACATATTTACCATAGGATTCGGCGTGCTGGCCTCTAAGCTTATTCCAATCACGCAAGCTCTAGGCGATTTTGCGGAGGAACTTACTCTTGTGGTGCAAGCTGTGGGCGCACTAGGTCGGGGTAACTTTGGGCTATCCGGGGAACTATTTAAGCTGGGCGCTCCTGGAGCCGCCACAAGGCGAAGGTTATCAGCGCCGACTCTAGCCCAACCTAAAAAAGTTGAAGCCGACCCATTTATCTCCGAAGAAGAGCAGCAAATGATTGTCGATGAAAAGAAAAAGCAGGATAAAAGCCTATATGATGAGGAGCTTTACACAATTAAAGAAGAGGCCGAACTAGAGGCCAGCCGCGACAAGACGCTTTTTGATCGAATGATGCGCGATGCCGAATTTGCCCGAGACGAGAAAAGCAGAATTCTTCAACTGGAAAAAGATACCGCCTTAAAGAACAGGGAAGCGGTCATGCGTGGTATAGAGTCAGCCGGCCCGCTGCTGGATCGGGTGCGGGCGGCGGCCGAGCGCATGGGCGATTTTCGATCAGTCAGAGACATCGACAGAATGAGACAAGATGAACAGCGTCGGACTGACGTGCAGCTTCTTGATAAGGTGCTGTCGCCGAACCGATTCAGATCCGAAGAATCAATCTCCGCCCTGACCCAAGTGGAGGGCGAATCGCAAAGGATGCAGAACATGGAGCTGGTCAAGAGCGTGCTGACTATGCAGGGAATCGTGCAATTTATATCTGAACAAATAGACAATCGCCTAGGCGTGCCGATATTGAGGAGTGCTAATTAAATGAGCGCCGTTATAAATGGCTCAATCGCAAGCGGGGGGAAGGTTCTTAGGAAGGCGCAACGCTCAACCGAAGTGGACGGCCTTGTCACGCTGACGGAAACCTACACCATCCGCAGGCAAGACATTGGAAGCATTGAGCCTGATCGCAACACGACCTACAATACTTTCACAGGCTTAACCACCTTTCCCAGAATGAGCGTGGAAACGACTAGGGTAGAGCCGATAGATGGCGACCTTGCCGAGCTAATCGTCACCTATGTCGGCCTAGACTACGCCTCTGGATTGCCACCCGCCTATGTCACTGCCGTAGGCCAGCCGGGGGTGGGAGTGTTTGGGGCGGATGCGTCCGTAGTAGTCAAATACATTACCCAGCAATCTGTTTTTGAGTTGCTCCAAGGTTCTTCTGTAAACCTAAATCTAGGAACTATAAATCTCACATCTTCGAGCGGCCAAGGCACTTCCACTGTTTCGGGTGTCGCAAGGGTGGCGTTACCGACTAAAAGATTGATGCCCTCCAGCATTAACGGAACAGGACTACCCCCAAATCCAAGAGCAAGAGAATACAGAGGAGTACTTTTCGGTTCGACTTTCACAGAGTGGGTTTACGCTGGGTATGTTCAAACTGGAATTAGCTTTGAGCGGCGGGGACTTTTTAATCGAATCGAGGAACAGTTCACCGAGTATTTTCAAGGCAGCGATGGTTATTATTTGACGGACGGCCGCATAAATACGCAACTTGCGCTAACAACTCCCGGCCAGAGTTTTTTCTTCTAGTGAAAACAAAAAAACTTCGGCCTATAAACCCATCGCCTCAAGGCGTGGGCATCTCGGCTGAATACATTAACAGCATTATAGAGCGAATTGAAGATTTGACCGAAAATGCTGAAAGACAAAAACCAGTGGCAGGAAACAATATCACAATTCAATACACTTCTGTTGGTGCGGTGATTAACGCCGTTGAGTGATGATTAGCCCTCGGTTGTCCAAGGTAGTCAGTGGTACAAGGCTGACCACAGACCTATTAAACTCAATGATCAAACGCACGGAATATGCGGCCGATTTATTGCAACAATATAAATTAGTAGCGGGCAATCAAATGTATATTGAGCCACATTCCGACGGGACGAGGGTGAGTTATTTACAGCCGGTGGGTGGTGGGACTACGCCAGCCCAACCAGTCAGCCCTGCGTATAGGATTGTTGGGGCATATACTAAAAACGGAATAGTAGTTGGATTTGTTTACGACGGAACAAACTACATAGATATTATTTTCCCTAACGCGACCGTAACCCAGTGCACTGATATTTATAATGGAAACATAGTTGGAGTAAGGGCGTTATCTGGTCAAATTAGAGGATTTTTATATGTAGATGGAAACTTTACATCATTAGAAAGTCCCGTTGTTGGGCGAACAAATATTGCTAGAGGAATATATGAAAATTTAATTACTGGTACATACGAAACCTTGGGGGCACGACAAGGGGGCTATCTATATGACGGGTCATCTTATCAAATAATATTGCCACCGGGAGCAACCGACACTTTTGAACCAAAAATAGATCAAAACACTATCGTTGGTAGATTCCAAACATCAGCAAGCACTAGCAACCAAGGTTTTATAACAACAACAGACTTATCTTCCTATACAACCTTTACTGTGCCCGGAGCAAGCACTGGCCCCGGGCAGGGCACGTTCCTTACAGGAATTCACAATGACACAATTATTGGCTTTTATTTTACTGCCAGCGGCCAGACAACTTCTTTTTTTCTTTCGGGAGGTAACAGAGCAGATGTGAATTACCCCGGATCAAACGAGACTCGTTTTGTTGGAATCTATGAAAACTTTGTTGTTGGGGTTTATGATTTAGGATGGTTTCTATATAATGGGATAACCTTTACCCCAATAATTCCACCTACTGGGGTTACAAACTTCCAAGTTATTGGAATCGGCTAGGAATTGACACCCACTCACCCTAAATGGCCTCTACCCTAGACCTGTACATTGACGCATCCACGGGCCAGCTAATCGAAGGCGGTAGCGTAATTGGCGGGGCGTTGCCCACCCTAACCCGCAATGACTCCTACACCCTTCGCCTCCGGTTGCTCGAAAAGCAAACCAACGGACTTTATGAAGATATTGACCTAACCAGTGCAACCTTAAAGGCTGGCATAGGAACGATTGAGGATGAGCCTTCCGCTGGGTCGTTTAAGCTGGCAATCAACGGCATCACATCATCCGCCATCCCATTCAACGCCACGGCGGTTTGCGTATATAACGCCATCTCAAACAATGTTTCCACGGTTGCCCTTTATGGCTCAGATGCTTTTGGCTCGTATCTACTCACGGCCACCCAGCCCAACACGGCGATGTCGTTCAGCCCAGATGCGTTCACCCTTTTCCCAACAAGCTCAGTCCTAATTAACACCCGCAGAAACCCCGTCACTTCCGTTGAGGCACAGCAGGTCGTTAAGCTGGTTCGCAATCCCATTGTTTATGCGGATACATTCACAACCTCGCCGACGACTGGGGAAATTTCTTTAGATCAAGTCGCCAATGGAACAAGCGCAATCAATGAGTCTTATGAGCTGGTTGTCGGGCCGAGAGTGCTGGGCGGTTCGTTTGCTCTCGTGTTTGGTTCTAACGCCACCACGGCCATCCCTATTTTCAGCACGGCCGCTTCAGTGCAAGCCTCTATTTCAGCAGGCATCAATACAATCACGGCCAATGCCTCCGTGCAGGATAATGGCAAGAGTGGGTATATCATTTCATTTACTGGTCGGCTCGGCCTAACCAACATTACCACCGCACTTACACTCGACCCTACTGGCGTTCAGTTTATTCCCTTCAAACAAACCACCCTCACCATCAACACAGCTGAGGTCGAGGATGCTTTTGCGGATAGCGGTGAAGATACGATCACGCCCACGCTGGAGATTGAGCTAACGCAAAGCGGAACACCCAAGACAGTTTTCCAAGGGGATGTCACTATCCGTAAAGACCTAATCACGGCAGGCTCGACTGTGCCGGGGGCGAGAGATTCTTACTACACAAAGTCAGAAGCCAACGCACTTTTTGTGGAGGATTCGACATCTAATGTAGATCAAACTAACAGAACATTATATGATGCTTCTGCGGTGGCTTCATTTGATTATGGGAATCGATCCCTATTTACTAATAGTGGATTTGATGTGGTTATAAACTGTACCACCGGCCTTTCTCATCAAAGCAGCTTATTGGGTTTCTACAATTCAGCACTCACCGCCAAGCCCTCCAATATAAATGTCGTATCGGGCTTAATTAATGTCGGGTTAATTGCAAGCGGGACAACCTACGGCGTGCTTCCCCAATCTGCTCAAACCCTAACCACCACTGCCTCCCTAGCTTTTGGAACGCTCTCAGGGCATAGCACAAGCGCAGGGAATGTGACGGTGACTGGTGCCGCAGTTGGTGATCTTGTTTTAGTCGGCTTGCCAGCGGTAGTATCTGCGGGCGTGATCGTGCAGGGCGTAGTCTTTGCCGCCAATACGGTTTGCATGACCGCCATTAACGGCTCTAACACTAGCAAAACTGTTGGCACGGCTGATTACCGTATCACCGTAATCGACTACTAGCCTTTGACACTCACCGTCCAGAATGGCCGCTGGCGTTTATAATCTAACCGTAGAACAAGGCGTCGATCTTGCCCTTGAAGTGGCGGTTAAAGATTCTACCGGCGCAACCTATTCCCTGGCTGGATCTACCGCAGCCGCTCAAATCCGCGATACCTTTAACGGCAACCTCTTGGCCGCCTTTACCGTAGTGACCGCCACTGGCACCACTGGCGCGATGACGCTTACGCTCAACGCAGCCACCGCATCGGCCCTGCCGCTGTCCGGCGGCCGCTACGATCTACTACTTACCACCAGCGCAGCCACCAAGATCCGCCTGCTGCAAGGATCGGTATCCATTGCAGGTGAGGTGACCGAATAATGCCTATCACCGCCACAGTCTGCGGGCCTGCCAGCATCACTGTCGCCGTGGGTACGCCGATTGTGGCGGGTTCTCCTGGCGCGGCCGGAGTAACCACCGGCACGGCCGTGGCGTTGGCAATCGCCCTAGGATGACAAGGAATAACACAATATGAAGCAGATCTGGCCAACATACGCATATTCACCCACGACTAACGTCCTTACGCTCACCGGGCTAAACATTGATCGCGACCAGCTCCTGCTCGTAACCGCCGCCGATCGCGGGCGGATCATGTACAACTTTGCGGATAGTTCCGTCACCGCCTCTGCCTTCACCTCTGGCGCAAATACCGCGCTTACCCTGGTGGCGACTACCGCCGGCCTGACTACCACGGCCGCGCTCGTCATCTACTTTGACGATCAGGCGACCAGCAGCACCGTTACCGGCACCGTTGAGCTGGGGCCGACATCGCTTAACGCACTGGAAAGCATCACCGTTACCATGGGGCAGGTGACCGTTACCGGCGGCCTGACTGACGTGCAACTCCGAGCAAGCGCAGTTACCGTGGGCGGGACGGTGACGGTTGGTAACAGCCTAACGATCAGCTCCCTTCCAGCCATCTCTGGCACGGTGACGGCGAATATTTTTGGGGCAAATGTAAATGGTTCTAGTCTTCAACAGATACCGATTATTGGCTATGATGAAGATATAACCAGTTCAAGTAATCAGATTGCAATCCCAGTTCAGATTTCAAGTCTAGCTGGTAGTATTGGAGGTAGTAATCCTCTCCCCATCTCTGGCACAGTCACCATCGGCTCTGCCCTCCCCGCTGGCACAAACCGCATCGGCGTAGTCACGATTGGTGGTGGGACAGTCACCATCGGAGCAGGGACGCAACAGATTGGAAGCGTCACGGCGAGCATATCTAACTTCCCAGCCACGCAGGCTGTTTCACTAACTACGCTACCAGCGTTAGTCGCAGGCACGGCACAGATTGGAAGCGTCACCGCATCCATCAGCGGGACAGTTCCCATCAGCATCTCCTCCGTTACGGTAGGTAACAGCGTCACTATTGGCTCGCTTCCAGCTTTGGCGGCTGGAACAGCTCAGATTGGTTCTGTTACGGCATCAATTTCTAACACGGTAGTCACTTTCTACCCGTTACAAGGCACAACTGTAACTAATAGCAATTTTACCAGCACCACAGCCTCTACCACGCTCGTCTCCGCAGTAGCGGGCAGAGATGTGCTGACAGTATTTAATGAGGGAGCGGGCAATCTTTTTATCTCTCCGGGTGCAACTGCAACCACCATCAGTTACCAAGTGCGTCTATCTGCGGGTGATTATTGGGAATGCCCAGAGGGACAGCGTTCGCTTATCCATACAGCAGTATTCGCCACGGCTGGCACGGCTAGGGTGACGGAAGTCAGTTAGGAGTAGGCGATGCCTCTCGTTAAGAATCCTAGCAACATCGATAGCTTTCTTTTTGCCTCTGGGCGAATGAAAATGTATCGGGTTGGATTAGCCGGCTCCTACACAAAAGTAACTGGCACTGGTGGCGTGGCTTCAATATCAAACACGGGTGGTTTTCAGATTAACCTTAATGCTGGTAGTGCCGCAAATGGAACATCTAAAGCAGGTTACTTTGACCCAACTGCGGCATTTATGACAGCAAGTGCTGGTAAAATTGATTATTCAAAGAGAATTAGATTTTCGATTGGTGGGATGATGAATTTGGCAAGTACAAACTCTGTTATCAGAATTGTATTTGGAGGTACTGGAAATGCTACTGACGCCCCATTGGCAGGGGTTGATGGCCTTACAATTAAGGGTTTTGGTGCTGAATTTGCCCTTCAATCAGGTGTAATTCAAGCAAGGCTAATTGGATTTAATTCGGCTTACCTAACGCCAACATCTTACACAACGCTAACAAATGGCTTTGGCCTTGCTTCATCTGACAATCGCTTTTTTGGTGTGGTGATTGAATCGGACGGAGCAGGAAACATCTATCTATATGGAGCAGATTCACAAACTAACCCAGCGATAAACATAGGGCAGACTCCCTTGCTAACCCTAACTGGTGGCCCGACTAACGATACCAGTACAAATCGATTTGGGCCAGAGATTCATTGTTCAAACTCTTCATCCCTTCCCACAAGCTCGCCATCTGCAATTCTTCAATCAACACATTGGCTTCTCGATGTCCAGTAATGCCCCTACTCCTCCTCACCGTCTTGCTCTGCTCCTGCTCGCCTAAGAAGACGGATAACACAGGACTGCCGAATTACAGCGATATGTCTGCAGCCGAGGATGCGGGCCGAACTCCCAGCAAATGAGTAAAGACGAACAAGCCTGCAAAGCCCTTCAGTACTTACTGGACGAAGGCTTTATCTCGTTAGGCTACATTAACGGCAAGCCAGCGGTTTACCTCACTACAAGCCTACTAGAAGCAAGAAAGGCCATTACAAAGCTAGTATCTAACGACTCAGCAGATTGGTGGAAGTGAGTGCAGATCAAGTAGCGGAGCTAAGCGAACGACTGGCTCTAGTCCGAGAATCTATAGCCCGGATCGAGACTCGCCAGTCGGTAATTTTGGATTTACTCGAACGCTCCCAAGCCAGCCTAGGCGAATACCACGGCCGCCTGACCAACATGGAGCGCGACGCCCACACGATTAAGACTAAACTCTGGCTTGTGGCGCTGGTATCCGGGGCAGTGTTCAGCACGATCTGGGAACTGATTAAGCG